GTCCAGGAACCGCAAGTGGTTTCAGGCGAACCGCGAAAAGCTCAACGCCTACCACCGCGAATGGCGAAACCGGCTGGATGTGAACCGGCGAACCGCTAAGCGCCGAGAAGAAATCGCCGGGCTGGCCGACAGCTACGTCAAGCAACTGCTGGCAGGAGGCGTGCTGAGTCACTCCGACATCCCGCAGCCACTGGTGGAAGCCCAGCGAGAACTACTCAAGATCAAGAGGTACCTCCATGGACACAGCGTCTGAACTTCGTGCCGAATTGGCACACGTATTCGCCCAACTCAAGGCCGGGGAAATCAAGCCAAGCGAGGCGGCAGAGCTTGCCAATCTGGCTGGCAAGATGATCGCGTCCGCCAAGGTGCAGGTGGAGTATTACGCGCTGCGCAAGGAGTCGCCGGAGATCGGCTTTCTGAAGGATGACGCGCAGCGTGCGGGCGAGGAGGGCAAGCCATGACATACCCACAACAGCTCCCAGAAAAGCCGGAAGGCTGGACCCGCAATCTCATTTTGCATTTCAACTACGGCGCGGATGGCGGATCGGCCACATACAGCGTCAAAGACGCGGACGGCCAAGAGATGCCTTTTATCTATGGGTACGACACCCGGAAGCCGCCCGTCAAAGGGTTCAAGCTCCGCGGAGATGATGCGATCTTGACGTGGGAGCAACTGCGCGCCAGGTGGCCTGAGTGGGTGCGCGAACAAGAGCAGACCGCGACAGAGGCCAAGCCATGACCACCGACCTCGACAGCACCCGCGCCGCAGCCGTCGACCACGCCTACCACTGGCAGCCGATGGCTACATGCCCGCGCGGCACGAAGGTCCAGCTGCTCACCCGCTACGGCTGCGCGATCTACGGCACCTGGACGGGCAAGGACACGATCTACGACGGATGGGCGCCGCTGCCGACGCGGGCGCCGGAGGAAAAACCATGAGCACCGCCACTTTGCAAAATGCCGTTGTGCAGGGCGTCGCACACGAGGGCATCACCGTCCACACCCGAGACGGCCGGCGCGCACGCCTGGCGGTGATCGACGACGAGGGCAACATCATCGAGGCCGGGCGTGAGGTCGAGCGCGTCGTGTTCGCCGCTTCGCGCGAGGTCATCTACAACTTCTGGAAGGGCCAAGGCCACATGCGGGTTTTTTACGGAGCACAGAAGTCGACGCAGGCGCCGGAGCCCACACAATAGACCAAAGGCCAAACACCCACTAGCCCGCCGAGCGCTTTTTTGCGCCCGCGCTCCGAGCAATGCTCGCAGCTGCTGCGGGTATATCTGATTTGTCCTTTGGGCACCCGAGCGACACGACACCTATACTAGGAGACTTCTGCATTTTGCTGCTCGAAAATGGATCACGCGCGAGTATACAGCTACCTGAGATTCAGCGACCCGAAACAAGCGACTGGAAGCAGCATCGAGCGTCAGACGGACTACGCGCGGCGGTGGGCCGCGGAGCGCGGCCTGATGCTCGATGAGGCGCTATCGATGCGCGACGAGGGGTTGAGTGCGTACCACCAACGGCACGTCACCCAGGGTGCGCTGGGCGCATTTCTTGCGGCAATCGACGAAGGCCGGATCGCGCCGGGGTCGGTCCTGATTGTGGAAGGCCTGGACAGGCTCAGCCGGGCGGAGCCGATCCAAGCGCAGGCGCAGCTCGCGCAGATCGTGAATGCCGGCATTACCGTGGTGACGGCCAGCGACGGGCGCGAGTACAACCGGGAGCGGCTGAAGGCGCAGCCGATGGATCTGGTGTACAGCCTTCTGGTGATGATCCGGGCGCACGAGGAGAGCGACACGAAGAGCAGGCGCGTGCGCGCGGCAATTCGGCGGCAGTGCGAGGGATGGCGCGCGGGAACGTGGCGAGGCGTGATCCGCAACGGCAAGGACCCGGCATGGGTGCGGATTGCGGATGGGCGCTTCGAGCTGGTGCCCGAGCGCGCGGAGGCGGTGCGGGTGGCAGTGGAGCTGTTCCGGATGGGTGAAGGCGCGGTGCGTATCTTGCGCGAACTGGAGCGCCGAGGCCTGCGGCTGACCGAGGGCGGATCGGGCGCCGCGAACCTGTACAAGGTGTTCCGATTGCCGGCGCTGATCGGCACGAAGCGCATCGCGCTGGACGGCGAGGCGTTCGAGCTGCAGGACTACTACCCGGCGCTGATCTCGCGCACGGTGTTCGACGAGCTGCAACACCTGATCGGTCAGCGCATGCGGCGCCGTGGGCGGGCGCAGATACCGGGCATTGTGACCGGGCTTGGCTTGACCTGGTGCGGATATTGCGGCGCGGCGATGGTAGGGCAGAACCTGATGGGCCGGGCCCGCAAGCCGGACGGTGCGCCGCAGGACGGCCACCGCCGCATGATCTGCTGCGGTCACGCGCACGGCAGCGGCTGTAGTGTGGGCGGGAGCTGCTCGGTCGTGCCTGTGGAGCGTGCGCTGCTGACATACTGCAGCGACCAGATGAACCTGAGCGCGCTCACGGCGGGCGATGTACGCACCGAAGGCCTGCGCGCCGACCTTGCCCGCACGCGCAGCGCAAGTGCAGACGTCGAGACGAAGCTGGCACGCGTGACCGCTGCGCTACTCGACGACGGCGGGCCGGCGCCCGCGGCCTTCGCGCGCAAGGCGCGGGAGCTTGAGGCCGAGCTGGCAGCGCTGCAGGCCACGGGCGCGGACATCGAGCGCGCGTTGGCCGCTTCTGCGCGCAGCGAGGCGCCCACGGCCGACCGATGGGTCGCGCTGGCCGTCAGCGCGCTGAGTCTGGACGAGGGCGCGCGGCTGCAGATCCGGCAAATGGTGGCGGACACATTCGAGCGCATCGTGGTTTTTCATCGCGGTGTGGATGTCGAAAAACCGCGCGGCGCGATCGATGTGCTGCTGGTCGCCAAGGGCGGCGGGCGGCGCATGCTGGCGGTTGATCGGCGCAGCGGGGCACTGCTTGCCGGCGAGGATCTGGCCGAGGGCGCCGTCTAGCCGCGCTGCTCGAGCGCGCGCTGCTTGTCGACGCTGCCGCGCGAGCTGCCCAGCCAGTACGCGATCGCGGTGGCGAACGCGCCGATGATCTGGCCGGTGATCAAGTAGATGACCTCGGCGTTGCTGGCCGGCGTCGGGATCCACATCAGCGCAGCAACCAGCCCCACGACGAGCCCGAACAGCGCCAGCGTGAGCACTGCCGGCATGCGGCTGTTCTGGTGCGCGGCGCGGGCGTGCTGCACATCGGTGGTGACGAGCGCCATGATCGCCTCTGCGTGGCGCAGCTGGGCCTCCTGCAGCTTGACGGCGGCGTTCGGGTCCGCAGCGATCGCGGCGGACACTGCGGCCGGCGTAGCGTCGGTGCCGAATGCAGCGGCCACCAGCCCGCCCACGGCAGCGCCCGCAGGCCCGCCCAGGGCGGCGCCGAGCGCGGGCGCCGATCGAGCAACGGTGCGCCCCACTTCTTTCCAATCCATGTCACAGCCTCCAGAATGCGCGCCAGGCAAGGCGCTGCAGTGCCGCGATGATGCGGAGATTGGCGCGGGCAATCTCTTCGGCCGCCTTGTGCCAGCTGATCGCCCCGTGCGCCGGGTGTGCCGCGCGCCATGCGGCGAGGCTTGTTACCTTGCTGTCCATCGTCATACCTCCTGATGCCGCGCGTAGGCCGCGGCGAGCTTGGTGTCGTACTGGTTGCGGGCGTAGGCCGGGCCGTTATAACCGGCGGCGAACGCCACCCAGTCGCGCCGCTTGAGCGCGGCATGCAGCGCTGGATTGGCGCGGATGAATCGCGCGAACGCTTCGAGCTGGTCAGCCTCGGCATGCGCCATGCGCGCCTCGAAATCGAGTGCGGATGCATAGCCGAGCTCCTGCCAGTGAAACCCCATGATCTGGAATAACCCCCAGCTCGCCGACTCGATAGCGCTGGCCGGGTCGATCTGCCGCGCCAGGTAAAGCCGGTCGTGCTCGGCGGCGCCGCCGTGATAGCCGCCCGGTGCGCTGTTGATGATGTCGGGCAGGTAGCGCGCGAGGAGATCCGCATCGCGCCCGGTGGCGGCAAGCCGGCGGCGCATGATGTGGCGCTCGAACAGGATCACCGGGCGGCTGTCTGCCAGGAAGCCGGACCCGCGTGACTCGATCTCGATCACAGCGCGCACCGCCGCCGCATCGACGTCGAGCGCGCGCGCAGTGGCGGCGATGTCGTCGGGCGTGAGGCGGCCGCGCTGCTGTGTGCGCAGGGCGGCGAGCGTGGCCGGGCCTGCAACGCCGTCGACAGCCAGGCCGCCGCGCTGCTGAAACATGCGCACCGCGGCAGCCGTCGCTGGTCCATAGACGCCATCGGCGGCGATGCCGAGCGCCCGCTGCAAGGCGCGCACCGGCTCACCCGATGAGCCGATTCTCAGTGTCTGATCGTTCATTTGCCGATCCTCTTCTCGACGACAGTGCGCCCCCAGGTGCGCACCTGGTCGGCGCCGTACAGCCCGACAGACGCGCCCAGAAAGGTGGCCCAACCCTGCGTCATGCCCAGCGCATCGACGAGGTGCGCGACGCCGAGCGCGATCGCGCCGCACAGCGCGGATTCGAGCAGCCGCCGGATCCACCGCGGCTCCCGTCCGTCGTACAGGATGCGCAGCATCGCCACCACGGCGGCAAGCACTGCGGCGCGGATCGGTTCGGGCAGGAATTCGAGGATCTGTAGCATGGTGCGATCAGGCATTGAACTTGGCCAACGGGTTGATCAGGAATGAAAACGCCGCACTGGTGGGCGCGGCGCTGCTGGGGTCGATCTTGTATCCGAGTCGGACGCGCAAACATCGCTCGCCAGACCACGGCACGATCCAGTAGAGCCCCGCGCGCCATCCGCAGATCACGAGCTGCCAGCCGGCCAGGCCTGCCACGTCATCGACGCGCCGATCGCCCCAGCAGCGCACGCGCGCGGGGTCGGTGTCGAATCGGAACAGCCGGTATCGATGCAGGTTGTTCGCCGGGTTGCGGAGCGCGAGCCACACGTATTGCGCCCAGTAGCTAAGCGGATCGCGGTCCGCCCATAGCCAATTACCCATGGCGCCGTACTTGTCGTTACCCCACATCCAGTCCGCCCACGCGGGCAGGCGCAGGTAAGACCAGCCGGGGTAGATCGAGCGCTGCACCGTCGGCGGGAGCGTGGGCGGGCTGGTGTAGTAGGCAAAGGGCAGCGCCACGGCCACGGCCACCAGGCCGAGCAGAACGGCGGCGATCTTGATGGCGGCCAGTACGGGCAGCGCCAGCGCGGTGCATACGATGGATCTCAGCATGTTGTCCTCTTCAGCCTGGTGGGGTTGGTTCGATGCCGCCGGAGCCGCGCGCGAACAGCCGCGCCGGCACCATCTTGCGGCGCAGGCCGTAGCTGTTGGCATGGGCTGCGTGCGCAAGCCACGAGTGCAGGCGGCGCTGCACGTCGGTCAGGGTGATGTCGCCTGCTGCGAATCGCACCTCCAGCCGCGCCAGCGTGCGGCGGATGCGGGTGATGCTTTGCCGGCGCAGCAGCCGGTGATGCGGCCAGATCCGGTAGCCGAGAAAATTGACGCCGCGCGAGGCGGGCAGGATCTCGGCTTTCGAGAAGCGCATGCCCAGCGCCTCGAGCTTGTCGCGGAATGCTTCCCGCACGGCGAGCAAGTGCGCCTTGTCGTGGTGGATCACCACCATGTCGTCCATGTAGCGCACATAGCGCCGCAGCCGCAGCGTGCGCTTGGCCCACTGGTCGATTTCGTTGCCGACCAGGTTGCCGATCCACTGGCTTGTGAGGTTGCCCACCGGTACGCCGACCGGGGCGATCTCGTCGGGCCCTGCCGTGCTGTCGATGATGGTGTCGAGCAGCCGCAGCGTTGCCGCGCAGCGCACGCGGCGGCGCACGACAGCCTTGGCCAGCGCGTGCGGAATGCTGGCGAAGAACTTCGACACATCCATCTTGAGCACCCAAACGCCGGATTCGCCGTGGGTGGCAGCCATGCCCCGCAGCCACCGCTGCGTGCGGTCTGCGCCGCTGTGCGTGCCCATGCCAGGGCGGCAGGCATAGGTGTCGGCGATCATCGATCGATCCCAGATCGGGGCGACGATGTTCATGATCGCGTGCTGCGCCACGCGGTCGCGGTAGGGCGCGGCCAGGATGGCGCGGCGCTTGGGCTCGAATGCGACGAACTCGCGGTAGCGCCCTACCTGATAGGTGCCGTGCAGCATCTCCATTTGCAGGGCGGCGAGGTTTTCCCACAAATTGGCCTCGAAGCTGACGACCTCGAAGCGGTTGCGCTTACCGCGACGGGCGAGGCGGTGCGCTTCCATCAGGTTGTCCCAGTCGCAAATCCGATCGATCAGGCGTTTGTTCTTGTTGCTCATTCATTGGGGCGACGGCCGCGGGCGTTCGCGTGCGCTACTTGCGCGCGGGCCGTCTGTTCAGTGTTTAGCCGCCGCTGGCGGACAAGGTGTGGCCGGCTGATCCATCTAGGATCGGGGTCCGCCGGGCAGGCCGGCGGCTCTCTCGAATCGATTGAAGGGTCACAGACGCCCCGCACCCCCACATTGCCATTCGCATTCCACGGATTCGCATTCGTGTTGAGCGTGCGCGCCCCGCAGTAGGAGCCGTTGGAGAAATTGCCACCGGCGATCGCGTGACGCCACATCGCGTGGTTCACAGAGCCTCGAAACCCGACCTCACCTGCTTGCTGCTTACTGCACTTTGATCCGCGCGCGCCAGGCAAACGCCATGGCGCCGATCTGGCTGAGCTCGCCGCCGGCATCCGATTCGCTGGGCGGGCGGTTGATGCGCGCCAGCCAGCGCGAGCCGATGTAGCGCGCCTCTGCGCCGATGCGCAGCAGCGCACCCAAGAGCCGCAGGTGGTCGCACAGCGCATACACCTTGGTCTTGGTGCGCGCCGACGCCGCCTGCAGGATCAGATCCGGCAGCAGGTAGAACGCATCCTCCAGCCGAGCGCCATAGCGGTAGCGCTGCGAACGCGGGATCTTATTGAACTGCTGCTGCGCATCCACGATCAGGCGTTCGGCCAGAGAAAGCATCAGCAGCGCGGAGCCTTCGCCCTTGGGCCCGCGCTGCCGCGCGGACTCGGAGGGTTCAGGGTTAGATGGATTCACAGACGCCCCGCACCCCCACAGCGCCAGCCGCAGCCCACGGAGCCGCAGCCGTGCTGAGCGTGCGCGCCCCGCAGTAGGAGCCGTAGGAGAAACCGCCACCGGCGAACGCGTGACGCCACATCGCGTGGTACACAGAGCCTCGAGGCGTTGCGGATTCCTGCCCCGTGTTCACGACCGTCGCGTCCCACGTAACCGTGCCGCCGTGGTCAAAGTGGTGGCTCAGTCGCTCCCACAGGTTGCCCACGCAGTCGACCGCATTCGCGCACGAAACCGACTTCACCACCGCACCCGTGTTGGACGGGCCGGTGTTGGTTGTCGCCGACCATGCGGTGTTGTTGTCTGACTGGCCGCCCTGCGGGGCGCCGTAGGCGATCATCAGCCATTCCTCGAACGACGGCTCGCGCTTGCCGGCTGCGTGCAGGCCGCGATGCAGGTCGAGCTCGTTGTAGCCACCCGTCGAGCGCACCGGTGCGACCCCGTAGCGCGACCCGAACACAACACTGGGCCATGCACCACTGATGACGCTGTTCAAGTAAATGTCCGCCCACAGCCGCGGCGACACCTTGACCATGCCTTCCGGCGAGCAGCGCGGGCGGTTGCTGAGGTCCCACAGGCTGTTCGGCACGATCTGCAGCACCGGGGTGTAGGCCGTGCTATAGCGCTGATCGATGGGTCGCACGCGGCCGTAGTGCAGGCCGGCGATCTTGCGCGAGTTGGTCTGGTCGTAGCCGGTGGGCACGGTGGCGTTCTTGGACGCGACCAGCTTGGCGCGGCCGTTGGCCTGCTGCACCGCATAGATGTAGATGTCGTCGCCGAGCGCAGGCGCGGCAAACGACCCGTCCTTGTTGGCTGCGTCGAACGGGTTCCAGCCGGCGGCGGCCTCGAGGATGTAGCCGCGGCCATTGCCGCCGATGTTGAGCAGGCCTTGCGGCACGGTCAGCACATCGGAGCCTGCGGCGCGCTCGAATGCGCCCATGACTTGCCAATAGCCTGCCGCTGCGGCAGGGATTGCGTGGGTGTCGCCAGTGGCCATTACAGTGCCTCCAGTTCAGTGATCAGCGATTCGATTTCGGGGATGGTGTAACCCATGGCCAGCAGGCGGGCGCCGGGGTCGATTGCGCGGCGCAGCTGGCGGCGCCGGGGTTCGGGATCGGCCTGCTCTTCAAGGGCGTACTCCGGCGAGGCGCCGTCGAGCGGCTCGCCGGCCGCCAGGTCGCGGTCGAAGACGTAGTGATGCGCGGCCGTCACCAGGCCGGCAAGCAGCAGCGCGACGCCGCGCGCGCTCATCTCTCCGGCGCGGGCGGCGCCGACTGCGAACTCGACATCGGCGCGGGTCTGCAGCACTTTGGGGGTTCCGATCATGAGGGTGGTCTCCGGGTGGTTACTGCTCGGTGGCGATCAGCACGCCGCCGTCGAGCGCAAGGGCAAAACGGGTTGTGGGCGTGGTGGCGTCGGGGGCGGTGGCGGCGAGCTCGCGCATCGCTTGCAGCATCTGCGTGTTGTCCGCTTCGCTCGGGGTCAGGCCTGCAGCCTCGATCACGGCAACGATCTCGTCCGTGACCGCGTTACCCCAGGCCGCTGGGATCAGGGAGCCGATCTGGCCAACGGCGGCATCCTCGTCGACGAACTTGCCGCCGACCAGGCCAACGCCAGGCACGCTTACCGGGTAGTCCATGGGTTAAATCTCCTCGTAGTCGATATGCACGATGGTGTGTGCAGGGGCGTAACGGTTGATGAGGCAGTACAGGCCGTCCGCAGGGTTTGCGCCGAAGCGTTCGCCCCAATGGCTGATGCCGAAGCGGCGACCGCCACGCAGGCGCCCGCCGGTGTGAAGCGTCCAAGAGTGGTTTGCGCGCCACTGCCCCCACCGCGCTGCGCCGAAGCGCGAGCGCCCGAAGCGGGGTGCGCGGTGCTCGGTGATGAAGGCGTTCGGATAGCCCTGCTTGACGGCGATGGCGATGTAATACGCCGGGCGCTGTTCGCCCACGGCGAGCAAGCGTTCGCGCACCGCGCCCTGCCGGTCCTCGAACATCTGCAGCGGCCCAAGGCAGGGGTCTGGCAGGCCCATGGCGCGCTCCCAGTCGGGCACGAGCTCGCGCACCCGCACCGGGTCTGCCTCGCCGAGCAAGTCCGCCGCACGGCGATCGATGCGTGCCAGCTCTGCCGCGGCGCCCTGAAGCAGCGCGTCGATCTTGGGCGCAAAGTCCCGCTCCCATGCGGGGCCCGGCGGCAGCAGTGCGCGCAGCTGCTGCAGGTAGTCGTCTGCGGATCTCACACCCATGTGATGCTCCCGAAGGTCAGCAGCTCGTTATCCGCCACCGCCACGTCGGCAGCCGGGCTGATGAGCGTGTGATCGCGCTCGCCGGTGCTGTTGCTGATGGCGGCGCTGATGTGCGTGCGCAGCAGCGTTGCGCCCGGCGCCGATTCGCTGGCCAGCAGCTCGCGCAGCGAGGCCTCGACCGCCGCACGCACCGGTATCGAGTCCGGTACGACATGGATCTCGAAGTTAAGCACCACCTGCGCGGGGGCCATTACATACAGCTCGGCGGCCACGGGGCGCTGCGTGTCGATATGGGCCTGCACCGTCGCAATCTCGCTGGCATCGGGTATCGGGCTTGCATCGTTGTCGCGCACGAAGAACACGCCCACCGTGCCGGGCCCCATGTAGCCGGGCAGGCACCAGGCGCGCGTCACGCCGGGCACTTCGAGCGCCCAGGTCACGTAGTCATCGGCGCTGCCGCCGTGCGGGATTACGCGATACGAGCGGATCACCCGCTGGCGCAGCGACTCGATACTCTCCGCGTCCGTGCCGCCGGTGATGCCGGGCGCGTTCACCGTGCAGGCGTCTGCAACACCTGCGATCGGCGAGACCAGCGCCAGCTCTGCGCCGCTGTCCAGGTTGCCGAGCTGGCCGGGCTCGACCGCCTCGACGCCGACGTCGGCCACCCCGGCGGCCAGCGTGGCATCACCGGTAACGCGATACCGACGGCCGTCGCTCGACTGCAGCAGTGTGCCGACCGGCACCAGGGCGCCGGACGCGCCGGTGCAGCGCACCATGCCGGACGCCGACACGGCCGGCAGGCGCTGCTGCCGCAGGCGCAGCAGCGCCATGCGCAGCAAGGTCTCTTCGTCCGCTGTATCGGGCAGGATCTGACGTGCGATCCAGTCCAGATAGCCATACAGGCCATAGGTTGCGCCCGCGTTCACGCGGGACATGACTTCGGCGTCCGACTGGCGGAGGGCGGCTTTTGCGAGATCGTCGGCGACGCGTGAGATCAGCGCGGGGAGCGAGGGCGTGTCAAACGGCATGGATCACCTGCCACATATCGTTGAAGGCGTAGCGGTGGGCATGGCCGCCAGCCTGGTTGATCGTCACGAGCACGCTGATCTGGTCGTGTCCGGCGCGCTCGACTGTCACCTCGACGTCGAGCGCGAGTCCGTCATCGACCATCCACTGCAGCGCCTCGCGGGCGAAGTGCTCGGCATCGCGCAGCGTCTGCGCAGTGATCGAGCGGCGGCGCAGCAACCACAGCCGCGAGCCGATCCGGTCGCCATTGACGCGGGGGTAACTGTCGCCCCACCAGCCGTAGCGCTCGGCATCGTCGACAGGATCGTCCGGCCCCGCGCGGCGCCAGGTAAAAAGGCTGATGACAACGGCGCGATACAGCGCCGATCGTGCATCGGTGGTGTTGGTGAGCTGCATGTCACATCGCCTGGTTGGGTGAGCCGGTTGTGCCGCCCGAGTCGCCGGGGTGCGTGTGTCCGTTGTAGGTGCCGCGCATGCCGGCCATGGTCAGGCCGGCGCTGTCGCACAGATCCTTGATCTGCCCCGTGGCCTCGATGTCGGCTTCCACGCGCAGCTTGGGGGTATCGGTGATCACCACCGGATGGCCGGCGCCGTGGATGACGATGCCCGCGCGCGACAGATGCACGCGGTGCCCCAGGTCGTCATACACGCACACCTCGCCATCGGCGAGGCCTTGCACGCGGTAGCGCCGGTCTGCCACCGCAAGCACCACGCCGTGCGAGCGGTCGCCACCAAGAAAGGCGGCAATGGCTTCGGCGCCGGGGTGCGGCTTGGCGGTGATGCCGTAGGGCTCGAAGTGTTCCATGCCGGTCTTGACCTCGCCGGCCAGCAGGCGCAGCTGCAGCGACTGCAGCTTGGCGGCAGCATTGGCCAAGGCCACCGTGCCGCGACTGATCAGGGTCGATAGTCGGTTCATTTCGATTCCCAGTCGGGCGGCAGCAGGTACTCGAAGTTGTCCGCCTTGCCGCCCTTCTTCACCTTGCGCGCCTTGAGCGGATCCGCCGGCTCCGGCTCGAAGCCATCGGGCGGCGCCACGGTCAGCGTGGCGACGGTGCCCGCGCTCGACAGCGAATACTTGACCTCGGAAATCAGCATGTCGCGGTCGAGCCCGATCAGCCGATCCACCACGCGCACGATCATGTTCGGGCGCCACAGCGCGCCGTTGCTCTGCCGCCAGCCCTGCACCCGGTACGTGACCGCCAGGGCGCGGCCAATGCGGTTGCCGCGCTCCCAGTTCGCGCGGTCGCGCGCCAAGGCGGGCGTGAGCTGGCCGCTTTGCTGAATGACCAGTTCGCGGCGCCGCGCGGTGCGAGTGTCGGCGACCTCTGCACGCACCTCGGCGGCGTCTTCGCCGAAGGCCTCGTCGGTGCCGCTTTGCTGGCCGATCACCCGGTACATCGAGAACACGCCCGAGAAGTCGAGCGGCGCATCGGCCGACAGAATGTTCTTGCCCAGCTCAAGCGCGTCCGCGGCGCGGCCGGCGCTGCCAGGCTTGAGGATCACCACGCGCCCGGCCTCGTCGTCGGCCGACAACAGGCGCGACAAGGTGAGCAGGCGATCGATGCTCTCGAACACCGTCTCGCCGGGCTCGATGGTGTGATCGGCCAGGGCGGCGGTTTCCTGCGCCTCGCTACGCACCTCGATGCCGTAGGGCTCTGCCAGCGCGGTCACGATCTGCTGCACGGTCTGCTGTCGCCACTGCCCCGGCTCGTTGATGGCCGAGCAGTCCACCAGATCGGCCGTGGTCGAGCGCCCCGACACCGACAGCGTGATCGAGTTCGCGTCATACGCGATCGGCGTGGCGAACACGTAGCCCGTGAGCACCAGGTCGGCGCCGATGCGCAGCTCGCAGCGATCGCCCTGCTTGATCGGCACCTCGACGGTCTGCCCGGGCCAGCGCCAGGTAATCGACAGCGTGAAGTCGCGCGCCTGCCGTTCGATGCCGGCGGAGACCTCCAGTGCCTTCCAGCCGGCGTAATCCATCCCGGCCACGCTCAGCGTGGCCTGGTTCGCTTTGTCCATCGGGGTGTCCTGCGTGCGAGAGGCTTACTCGGCGGCCACCTGAAGCGGCGCCGCCGGAACGAAGCCGGGGTGAGCGATGCGGTTGCGCGTGACGATTTCGCCTGCGCGGTTGGCATCGCCAAAGCGGCGGTACGCCAGAACGATCGCCGGCATCGGCTGCAGCGGGCGCAGGCTTTCGAGCCTGACGCCGGCTGCAGCCACGGCCGTCAGGTGCCGATCGGTCCGCAGTCGCGATTCGCTGAGGGCCTGGAAGTGATCGTGCGGCGCACGCAGCGCCGCCTGCCACATCGCTGCGCCCAGGGCATCGCGCACGGCGATCACGTCATCAGCCACCGGCACCTCGGGCGCCTCGGGCGGCTTGGCGGCCTGCAGCTGCACCGCCGGTGGCGTGGTCGCAGGCGGCATTTCCACCGCCTGCAGCTGCGCCACATCCTTCGCGGCCTGGAACAGCGCCGCGTCTTGCGCCAGATCGGCCACGGCGCGGATGGCGCCGGCCGTGTCCGCACCGCCTGCAGGCGTCACGCCCGATAGCGACCCGGCGGCATCCGTTGCCGAGGCGATCGCCGACAGCGCCGTGGTGTAGCCCGACGAGGGCAGCGTGCGCGCACCGAAGTAGCTCGCGAACGCGCCCGACACGCTCGAGGGTGCCGTGATGATGGCATCGACCAGTGCGGCCGCCGAATCGAACACGGCGCCGATGGCGCCGAACTGCTGCTGCACCATGGCCTGGACAGCCGACAACGCGCCGCGCGCGGCGTTGATGTTGATGCGCGCGCGATCGATCATCGCCATGGCCTTGTCGAACCGCGACAATGCAGACGCCCACACATTGTCCGCAGCGGCGGCGGCTTGTAGTTGGGTGTTGGCGGTCGCCGCCGGGAAGGCCAGTGCGCCCGCCTCGATGAACAACAGATCGAAGCGCACCATGCCGCCTTCGCGCCGGTCGTGCGACATCTCGCAGTCGGCCGGCGTGACCTTGAGCCGCCCTAGCCACGGGTGCACCAGCTCGCCCTCGCCCGGCGTGTCGAGCGCCTCGAGCAGCGCATCGCGCTGTTGCAGGCAGTCGCTGCCGATGACGAACGCGGCCATGCGAAACTGCCGCGTGCGCCGCCCCAGATCCTCGACGAAGGGCTCGTCGCGCTGCGGGTATTCGTGCACCTGCGTGCGCCGGCCCACCGGCACGCCGTCCGCATCCACCCAGAACGGCACGCCACGGAACGACGCCGGCTGCAGCGCCTCGCGCCATGCGCTCATCGCGCACCTCCCATTGCCAAAGACCTATACCCCACCTGCGGCGTGATCGACAGCGCGGGCTGGTTGGTTTGCGCGGGCTCGGCCCGCATGCCTTGCGGCGCGTTCTCGAAGCGCACCACCATCGCGCCCTGCAGGTTGGTGCGGTTGGCCGCTGCCGCCTGCTGAACGATGGATTCGCGCGCGGGCGGCGCTGCCGGCGCGTCATCGCCAAACCACCCGCCGACCTTTCCCTTTATCCAGGCTGCGCCGTTGGTGATCGGCTCGAGCAGCTTGCCCACCCGGCCCACCATGTCACGGAACCACGCGACGATGGGCTCCCAGTTCTGGATGATCATGCCAAGGGGGGAGAAGGTGGCGAAGGCGGTGAAGACCTCGAACCCGGCAGAAAACACCGCCCGGATGCTCTCCCACGTGGTCGAGAGAAACCCGGCTACAGCGCCCCATGCCGCAACCGTGCCCGCCCGGATGCTCTCCCACATCTCGGAGAAGAAAGGCGCAACCTTGCCCCAGTTTGCAATCAGCGCCCCGGCGGCGAGCGTGATCACTCGAATCGCAATACCGATCGGCGTCAGCTTGGCGGCAGTGCCAAACACCTTCATCGCAAGTGTCGCTGCTGTCACAGCCACGCGCATGCCTGCAAACGCCAGAGCGGCGCCCGCAATGCCTTTGATTACCTCGGCATTGCCGCCGGCGAACTGATAGGCGCCCTTGATCATCGGCGACAGGTTCCGCAAAAACTCTTTCACGTCCGGCAGCAGCGCATCGCCGATGGCCTTGCTGACCGCCAGGGCGCCATTCTTGGTTAGCTGCCACAGGTTCTCAGCGGTGTCGATCTTCGCGAGGTACTCCTCCTCCATCGACCCGGCGTACTTGGCGGCATCGCCGACCATGCCCAGATTCTTCCGTAGCAGCTCCAGATTGGTCAGCATCGGCGCAATCGCACCGATCGACTCCCGCCCGAAGAGCTGGGTCAGCACCGCGGCCTGTCGCGCCTTGTCCACCTTGCTGATGGCAGTGAGCACGCGAACCATGGTGCCCTGCGCATCCTGCTGCATGCTCTTGGCCACCTCGGAAGAATCCATGCGCAGCGCGCGGAATACCTGCTGCTGCGCCTTGGTGGCGGCAGTGCCGGCCGTGAGCGTGAGCATGAAGTTCTTCAAGCCCGTTGCGGCGACCTCTTCCTTGACGCCGACGCCTGCCAGGGTGGCGCCCATGGCGGCGATCTGCCCCGAGGCCAGGCCTGCCACCTCGCCCAGAGGCCCGATCGCGGTGACGATGCCGGCGATCTGCTGCGCGCTGGCCGGGCCGTTGTTGCTGAGGTAGTTGACCTTGTCGGCCAGGCTGACCACCTCGTCCTGCGTGAGCCGAAAAGCGGTGCGCCACTTGGCCATCATCTCGCCAGACTGCGCTGCAGTCTGGTCGAAGGCGATGCCCATCTTTCCGGCGTCTTCAGCGAACCGCGCGAGCTCTTCGCGTGCAATACCCGCCTGACCGCCAGAGGCAACGATGGCCGCGATGTCTTTTGCCGCCATGGGCAGGCGCATCGACATCTTCACGATGTCCTCGCCCATCGCCTTGAACTGCTGCGGCGTGTCGAAGCTCACCACCTTCCGCACGCCTGCCATTGCGGACTCGAACTCCATCGCAGCCTTGACGCCGGCCACGAACGGCGCGGCGAAAGCGCCGCCCTGCGCGAGATCTGCAAACCCGATCTGCCCCAGGCCGCTGCGCTCCATCTGTTTCCGCCAGCCGGCCACCTTCGCGGAGATGCCCTTCAGCGTCGGCGACAGCTTATCGACGCCGGTGATGATCGCCTTGAGCTGGAATTTGTCCGCCATGTCAGTCCATCCTCATTGCAGCGCCGATCCGCTCGGCATGCTGTTGGTGCTCGAGCAGCACGCCGAGCGGGCGCTGCATCATGACCTCGGGGTCTGTCCGCCAGAACCACGCGAGGTCATACGTGATGTTTATTAGTTGCTCGAGGCTGCCGAGCTGCCACTCACGAAAAAACCCACGACCTCCCACACGAGCGCGTTCAGATCATTGAGCTCCAACTGATCGACCGACGAGGGCGGGATGTCGGCACAAGCTGCCACGTATCGGCACGCCGTTTCGAGCACGGGCTGGGGCATGCCGTCTTCCGTGATGCGGTACGGCAGCTCGCCAATCTTTCGCGCTTGTGCCACGGTGGGGCGCTTCAGCGTGATCTCCTCGATCGTCTCGCCGTGCGCCGTGATCGGTTTGCTCAGCTTCATTGCCAGCTCCCCTTGACGCCGTTGAAGACGAGGCTGATGCGGCCCTCGTCGCTGCTCGAGGCGGGCTCGTCGACCAGATAGGCGCCCGACAGCACGTAGACCTTGCCGTTCTTGAATTCGGCGGTCACGGTCATGTCGGTCTTATTGACCAGCGCCTTGATCGGGAGGTCGGCGGTGTGCAGCACCTCGACGTTGATGTAGGGCACCAGGTCTTCTTCCTTGAAGAAGCCCGGCACGATGCTTTCGCGGCGGTACGGGGTGATCGGCGCCTCGACCGTGCCGGCGATGGTGAATTGGGCGCCGTCTGCCTTGACGTAGCAGGTGCCCGCGACTTTTTGACCCATGGCGGAGTGTCCTCATGTGCGGCCCGCGGGTGCGGGCCGTGGTTGTGATCAGGCGGGGATGGTCGGGTACTGCAGGCGGAACTGGTTCAGCATGGCGAAGACGCGCAGCTGGTTGATGTAGTCCGGCGGCAGCAGCACGTTCACCCGGTTGGGGTTCATGGCGTCGCGCTCGACGATCAGGTTCTCGGCGAACAGTTCGGCGTTTTCGACGTGGCCCTGGTACTCCAGCTCGGCATAGGCGGCGATCAGCTCGCCGCGGATGACGCTGGGCGTGACGATGGCTTGCCCGGCCCCGTAGCGCGTGCCGTCGCCGGCCAGCTTGTGGCGGCCGTACTTGCTGGTGATGCGGCTGCGCAGGAAGCGGATGATGTGCGCCGTCTGGTGCATCGTCTCGCTGTCGAGATAGCTGTCGTCGGGCTGGTCGTAGGCGTTGGCCTGGTACGTGGTGATCGCACGCTCGATGCGCACCGCGCCACCGCTATAGACGGTGGTGGCGATGCCGTAGTTGAGCAGCGACTGGCGCTCGGTCAGGGTAAAGCGCGCCGAGGGCGCGGCCGGGTCGATTCCGATCAGCTCGCCGGTTTGCGTGGGGCGCGAGGGGTCGGCGGAGATGAACACCGACTGTCGGCCCACGAAGGCGGCAGCCTTGACCCAGCATGGCGCGGGCTCGGTGGCCTCGAAGCCGTTGATGGTCATGTGCTGATCGTTGCGCGCATCGCCCGCGGCCACCAGGGCGCCCAGGGCGCCACGGCGGGCGCTGTAGACGTGGCCGTAGATCTGCTTGGTCCAGCTCCAGCGGCCCGAGGCGTCGTTCATTACCTCTTTCCAGGCGTCCAGGCTGGCGGTGTCGGTCCAGGGCTGGCAGATGAACTCGAACTC